GATGCTCAATACGAGTATTGGATGAGTGCAGCATCTTACCTTTCCTACGGGGGAGTTTTAAAAGTTTGTAGAACAGATAGCACACATTTAAATTCAGCAAACGCTGGTGTTGGCGTTGCGTCTGAAACATCAACAAAGATTAAGAGTTACGACGATTATCAAGCAAATTGGACATCTTCTGCCGATTACTCATGGGCAGCAAAAACTCCTGGTTCTTGGGGAAATGGATTAAAAGTCTGTGTCATTGATGACATGGCAGACCAAACACTTGGAATTACAACTGACAACCTTTATAAAGCAGGTTGTATTGTTGGTCAGGGTGTTACTGCTGCTCTTTCAGGAGTTGTTATTCCTGGAGCAGGAACAACTTCAACATTTACTGGATATTTACAGGGTGTTATTACTGGAGTATCAACAGATTCAACCAATTCAGCATCAACCTTCCAAGTTAAGGTTACTCACCGTGTAACTGGTGCTGGCGGAACAGCATCTTATGCTAGAGATAAAATTGATTATAAAGAGGGTGCAAGATATGCTGCATTTGCTACTGCAGATACTCTCTGGTTTATGAATGCAACAGGTATAACTACCAGCACAAGAGGAACACAAATTGCAGCAGAATCATCAACAGTTGTAAGCACTGCTGATTGGTATAATGCACAAACTCTAGGGTTAGAGAATGCAACAATATATTGGAAATCTCTTGCACCAAAACCAACTTCTAATGTTTATGTAACAGATAGAAATGGTGAAGGTGATGGAATCCATGTTGCTATTGTTGATGATTATGGAACAGTTACTGGTATTAAAGGTAATGTTATTGAGAAGCATGTAGGTCTTTCTAAGGCAATAGATGCAGTATCTTCTGTAAATTCTCCTCAAAAGAATTACTACAAACAGTATATTGCAGATTTCTCCGATTATGCTTATGCTGGATACAATCCATCTAATGCAAGAGATAATCAGTGGAAGACAGAACCAAGAGCAATTGGATTCTCTACTGGGTTTACTCCATATACAACCTCTGAAGGTCTTTGGGGTAGTAAATCACAAGACACTAATTTCTCTTCAATCGGAAATGTAACTTATACATTTGGTGGTGGTGAAGATTATCAAGCAGGAATTCCACTTACAGGTGATAATGGTGGAATGAGAGCAGAATTGGGTGATCTAATCACATCATATAATGAGTTCTCTAATAAAGATGAGATTCAAGTTGATTATCTGATTATGGGCCCTGGCCTTGGATCTAAGGATCTATCTCAGACAAAAGCAAATAAATTAATTGCAATTGCTAATGACAGAAAGGATTGTGTTGCTTGTATTGGTCCTCATAGGGCAGATATTGTAAATGTTACAAACTCAACAACTCAGACAACTAATCTAATAGATTACTTTAGTCCACTAACTTCTTCCTCTTACGGAATATTTGATAGTGGTTACAAGTATACCTACGACAGATTTAATAACGAATTTAGATACATTCCAACTAACGCTGACGTTGCTGGTCTAATGTGTCGCACAAATATCGTTGCTTATCCTTGGTTCTCTCCTGCTGGTCAGCAAAGAGGTATGATTAATAATGCTATTAAACTAGCATATAATCCTACTAAGGATCAAAGAGATCAACTTTATCCACAAAGAGTTAACGCTATTATCACAAAACCTGGCGTTGGTACTATGCTCTTTGGTGATAAGACTGCTCTGGGTTATGCATCTGCCTTCGATAGAATTAATGTTCGTAGATTGTTCTTAACAGTCGAACAAGCATTAGAAAAATCTGCTGAAGCTCAACTTTTCGAATTGAATGACGAGTTAACAAGAGCAAACTTCAGAAACATTGTTGAACCTTATTTAAGGGATGTTGAAGCAAAACGTGGTATTTATGGATTCCTAGTTGTTTGTGATACAACAAATAATACTCCTGACGTTATTGATAATAACGAATTCAGGGCTGATATCTTCTTAA